GGATCGGTGCCACAACCAATCGGTTGAAATGATCTTGTGCCTCAAGATGATCCCTACTTCCTAATTGACCAGGAGTTTGGATTCCCAAGAGTTCCGCTGAGGAGATCTGATGCGATGTTAGGATCGCTTGTTGCACACTGGCTCCCATCTCAATCCACATTTTGTCGCTACCATTTGTTCCGATCTGTGTAATCTCAGGTGCTTCTTCTTTTGAATTGGCAAATGTAAGCATCAACTTTGAGCTTGAGTTGCTCCCTGCGTATTTCTGCGTAAGAGTATTGAAGATTGACTCTCTTTCTTCAGGTGCAGGAATTCCTGAGTTGATTGAAACAAAGAGGCTGGGCTGAAGGTTATTTACGATTGAGCTATGCCACCAATTGTATATCTCAATTTCTGTTTGGATTGCAGTAGCTCCCCCCCAATATGAAGGTGTTCCATAATATAGATTCCCAACAGAGTGAGTAGAATAATAATAAATCTGGCTTGGCTCTTCTGCTTTCACATTGAATGCTGGTATTCTTCTTGGAACAAATGGTTCTCTCTTAGGGAAAGCCCAATCAGCAGAATAATAATAATCATTTATTCTATCATGCATATCTGTTCTACCTGCTCTTAATTTTGATGTATCAATATAGTAAAGTTCAAATCCGGCATCACGATTTTTTCTCCACACAACATTTAAAGACATGGAACCGTAAAGTAGGAAGTCAAGACAAGCCTTAGACCATATGTCATAAACGCTTTCACCAATAGAATTTACCATTTCCAATCTACCATTATCCCCATCAACAAGTGAAATAGATTCACCTCTAACACCATACCACTTACTCATTAAACAAGCTCTTGATGTGGGTGATGAGTTAAACATTCTAATTAGTTCTTGAGGTGCTTGGTTGGAAGGTCCATAGTAGACCCATGGCGTTCTTGTATTGACAATTAGATTTTCTTCAATAATTGGAACTCGTGCTTCCAACATCTCAAATATCTTAAAATTATCTTTCTTTAATTCTTCACTCATATCTATAAATATATCTTTTTAATGGTTTAATCACTTAGAGGGAAATTCCATACCTTACCTTCAAAAGGTATCAATGGTATAGATTTAATCCATAGAAAGTCAGTATCAGTTGTTTGATCTATTTCCTCAATTGATATAATCCAATTATCGTTTATGTCCTGAACAGGATTATAATAATTATTCTCAGCATAAGTTTTACCTGATAATGATTCAACCTGACTAATTGTTAATTGTCCTACCATATCTTTAATTTATTGTTTGATTAGATCCACATATACCCAACCCTTCTGGCAATTGAATTACACTTTGAACTTGTTGTGGTGTTAGACAATCTGTTAGTTGTTCTGTATCAATCTTAACCACATAACCCCAAAACTCCGTATAGGCACTTGAAGCATCCAAAGAACACAATGCAGTTGGTGTGTCCCAAGTTGTGGTTTCACCCTCAGGTAATCCCAAACAATCGTTTATTTGAGTTATAAGATCTAATGCTTGTTGAATCTCCTGTTCGTTATATTTAATCCATCCTTTCATATTAAGTTATCCCCCACTTTGTTTTAAAATAATTTACTAAATTAAGTTGTTGTGTTGATGTAAGTTCCTTATCAAACAACATGATCTCACCAATCTCACCAGGTATTAAAGCACCAAACTCTTCATTATTTATAATTCTGAAAATTGGATTATTTGTTATTGCTCCAGGCCATCCTGTTGTAGTATTACTATTGGATACAACAGTTTCTGTTTGACCTGAATTATTTATATTAAAGTAATCCACAATAGTTAAAGCTGAATTACTCATATAACCTTGTGCGATGTGTGTTGTGTTAAATCCTGTATAACCATTAAAGGCTCTTCTATATTCAAATCCACCTTCAATCTTGAAATTAGCATATTGATCTAATTGTTTTTGTGCGTAAAGATTAGACCAAGATTGAACTGGTCCTCCACCTTGAGCAAATACACTTAAAGCACCAAAAGGATTAGATCCACTATATTTCATTACCATAAAGGTATTCCAAGTTGAACCTGTTAGAATAGTTGTATTTTGTAAAAAATCATTTGATATTGTAACCGCACTCATACCTGTTCCCATTGTTGAAGCTGACCAACTTGGTTGAATAGCTGCTGTTGTTTGTGAGAACCCTGTAAATGCCGTCCAATTACCCTTATTAGATACTGATTGAACGAATTGTCCTGATCTTAAAGATAATGTATTACTATCATTGAAATCAACCCATATCATAGGGTTTAATGTTAAAGGATTAAATGGAGGAGTTGCACTTGGAGTTGGTGTAGGCGTGTTAGTTGAAGTTTGTGTTTGTGTGTTAGTTGGAGTTAAAGTCGGTGTAACACTTGGTGTTTGTGATGCTGTAATGCTCGGAGTAGGAGTATTTGTTGCACTTGCAGTAATGCTCGGAGTAGGTGTCATCGTGTTAGTAGCAGTAATACTCGGAGTTGGAGTGTTAGTTTGTGTTGCTGTTTGTGAAGCAGTAATACTTGGAGTTGGTGTCATTGTGTTAGAAGCTGTGATACTCGGAGTTGGAGTATTCGTAGGAGTGCTGGTGTTAGTAGGTGTGTTTGTTTGTGTTGTGGTATTCGTTGGTGTTAAAGTAGGGGTAGCACTTGGTGTCTCACTGGCAGTAATACTTGGAGTTGGAGTATTTGTTTGTGATGCTGTAATACTCGGAGTTGGTGTGGTAGTCGGGCTTGATGTTGGTGTAACAAAAGGTGTTTGAGTTTGCGTTGCTGTAACACTTGGAGTTGGGCTTGGAGGATTTAATTCATCAGGTGCAAATAGATAGTTTGAGTTGTCCTCGTTTGATGAAACAAACTCAACATAATAATCATTTGTGGTTTCAGCAGAAGTTGCAATAACAAGAGCTATTCCATTCTCAACAACATTATATGCTAATGAAGGATTTGTGTTCGTTGGTATCTGAGCGATCTGTTCGCTTACTGTGTAAAGATACTGACCTTCATATGGAAAGGCAATCTCACCAGGATTTTGTCCTTCAACAAATACAAACTCATCATACCTACTCTTATGAGTTGATATGTTAGGCAATACAAAAGACACTTTATCCTTTGTGAAAATGTGAGTGAAACTAAATAACCATTGAGGGTTTGAAAGTTCAGCATTTTGAGATACTGTAACCACCAATGTATTGAGTTGATTTGTCTTTATTATTAGCATATGAATAAATATAACACGAGAGGAACTTAATCCCCCCGTGTTTTATTTTATTAGATCTGATTATTGAACATTTATACCAGCTACTACTGATGATAAAGGTCCTGATAATTGATTAGCAGGATATGGTTCAAGAGCACCGAAAGTAAGATTATAACCATTCGCATCTCCCATAGCCAATCCGGAAACTATTGTTCCAGCAGTTATGAAAGCGCCGTATGACTCTCCCATCAGGAAGAAATCTCCGTTATTATCTTCAAACACCAAAGCTAATCTTTGAGATTGAGCTAATGTTTTTACTATATTTCTTTTTTCTTGTTCCATCTTATTGAAATAAGCAACCAATTCATCACCATAGAAAACTGTCCCTGCTTCAAGTGAAGCGTTGATAGTGCTGGTGTAAGAACTTGTTTGTCTAATCAATTGGAATTCATAAAATGTTCCTGTTCCTGAGATTGATGTGATTGTGTCAGCAGTGTTACCAGTTGAAGTTTTTGTGATTGATGTGATATTATCGTAATCAGTAATCCACAGATTCTTCAGACCCCCAACATTGTCTCTACAATCAAGAATAATCCCGTTTGATACATTACAAGCCATGTTATATTAATTTATTAATTAAGTTTATGTTTTAAATGAAAGGAGATTTTATTCTCCCTTCATTATTATTTTTTAAAGAAATAATTTTTTTATTTCAAATTATCTCCTTATCTTTGTTCTTCAATATTAGTATAGACCGTTAGTTACGAAGAATTGTGGAAACGCGATAGCACTTCCAATTTTCCATGCGGACATCATTCTCACCTGTTGAAAGTCCATAGACCACCACGCTCTAAATGAATCTTCGTCGCTCATTAAGTCAACACCAACTAAGAAATATTGTTGTGGAGCAATAACAATAAGATCGCTTGTATACAATCCTGGTGCAGATACTACCTTAATATTTGTTTGAGGGTGGAACACTTCATAAACTTGACCTAATGTAGGTTCAGTGAAATGGAAGTTGTTAACCTGACGGATTGACTTGAGGTAACATTTGAACTGTTGTTCGTTCATAAAGCAAACTAAATCTTGACGACCATAGATATTTCTATCAATGCCTTCAATCAAAGCATCAATTTGTTCTAATACTCTTTCAGCTTTATTTTGAATTGAAGTTCCTGTTACAGAACACAATGCACTGAATGTAAATCCAGTTGGAGTTACAACACCAGCAGTGTTATCTAATAACTCAATGAATCCTGAGAAAGTGTTAGTTCCAGAAGTTGCATTCCATAAAATGTCTTCGTTGAATCTTTTTATCTGTTTTGTCTGAAGATCCGTTATGGCGGTCTCAAACGGTGCCTGCTCATTGTATGAGCCAGCGTTTAAATATTGACCTAACCAAAGTGTGTTTAATTCTTCTAAACATAATTGTTGATTAACCTTAAAACTTTGCACTGTTACAGGAGAAGTTGTAAATTCAACAGTTCCTGCGTCGTTAAATCCACAAGAAGTTCCACTTTGAACTACTAATGTTTCAGAAAGTAAGTTAACATTTTGTGTTCCTTTAATACCTGGAACAACATTACAATACTTCATTGTTTGTGGAGACAAAACTGCTTCACTGATAATATCAGAAGACAATTGATCCACATAGCTTGCCAAACCACCTAAGTCGTAGTCAAACTTTTGTTTTACTAATGTTTTTTTCATTTTGTATTTTTTTATTTTTTTTTATTTTTGATTATGAGACAATGTCTCTCTTAATCTTTTGAACTGATCAACTTTTGATACAGGTTCATTTGATTTTTCAGTTATGGTTTTTTGAGTATAAACTCTTTCACCTGCTGGTTCTTTTGAAAACTTGTTGAAAGATGTTTCAAGAGTTTCTTGTTTTACAACAATTCTGTCTATCTTATCTTCTAATTTTTTTAGAGCCATTGCGAAAATCTCTGCGATCTGCTCACCAGACATTGCTTCCTCAACATTAGACCTTTCGGTAATAACGCCATCTTTGGTTACAACTCTAATTTTGTTCTCGTTTCCACTTTCGTCTTTTAATACTACTTGATGTTCTCCATCAGGTGCTGGTGATTTCTCTCCATCCTGACCTAAAACTTCAACTTTCTCACCCACATCAAATGTTGGTGATTCCACTTTAACACCATCAGCAGTTTCAGCTACTGTAAACTTACCTGCTTGTGCTTCTGTGTCTTTTTGAGATTGGATTCCCTCAATAGCGCCTCCGACAACTGAAATGGATTTACCATCTGCAGTTTCATAAACACCATCTGATACAGCTGATAATGTTCCATCATACTCAAGTTTTTTTACATAGAGACCAACACTTGGTTCTTCTCCACCAACTCGTATCATAGATCCATCTTTCAACTTTACATCACCAAACTTTTCTTCCGTTGACATTGTTTCATCTTTAATATCTGCTTCTTCTGTTTCGTCTTCTTTCTTCTCATCAGGAGTTATATCTCCCATTTTGATTTTAGAAACTTTACCATCAGTTACTTCTATTTCAGATCCATCGTCAAGCTTGTGAACTCCATCTGGTGCTGGAATCATCCCTTCTTCTGTTGCAACATAAATTGGTGAACCTAATGCTAAATCCCCTTCAATTTGAACTGCCATACCTTGTTCAGTTTTGGCTTCATAAAACTTTTGTGGAGTTAGATTAAGTATCCTCATTATCTTGTCAATTGCTTGCTTACTATTCATCTTTAATTGATTTAAGTATACTTTTTATTTGGTTTATTTTTTTGTCTTCTTTTGAGAAAACTGATTTCTCTGCGAACAACCCTTCAACAGAAAAACCTGTTAATGACTTTTCTTTAATCATCTTCCAAACCTTGTCGTCCAAAACCTTCATGGAAACATACCATGTTCCAACGGGTAGAGAAAAACCATATTTAGCTGATTTGTCATAAGTTTCATCTTCAGATATCCATGACTCATTTATGAATACTTTATCAGCACCCAATTTTTTACCGTCATGCTCTATATTTGTTTCATCACTTCTTCTCTGTTTAAGAAAACGATCAGCCATCATCTTGATAGATTTGGCACTAAAAAATACATAATACAAATTGCCTAAGGAATCGTATCTATGTATCATTCTATTCGGCACCATTGCAGCACCAATAATGATTTTCTTTTCTTCATCAAAAGCGAAAGTCATCTTTTCTTTTTGTAGTGATTCTAACTTTCTCTCAGCCCATTTAAGTGCTGGTTCTCCTCCCCATGAATCATACATTAATTTTCCACAACCATCAGCATAACTCTTTGAAGAAGTTAAATCTGATTTGTGTCTACTTAAATAAGAATACATCCTCTTGATCGTATCAATTGAAATGTTCTCACCTTTGGCTAATTGAGATGCTCTTGTTTTTCCAACCTGAGTTCCACAAGATCCCCAACCATTCTTCTCAGCATAATCAACAGCTCTTTTAGCTGCGTTCTTTACACCCTCAGGATAGTCAGAAATTGTTTCAGCGAAATCATCTTCTGTCATTTTAATTGGAACACAATTCGGAACTTCTTTACCATCAAGTATTTTTGTGCCTATTGCTTCGTAGCCTTCCCAACAGGAATCTTCTAATCCCATTTGTTCAGACATATAATCTCTATCTTCCAATCCATTTCTTGATACACCTGGTTTCCAAGATAATGGTGAAGGATTGGCTTTTGTGGCTCTATTTCTTGTATCAGGTCCAACAACAATATCACTTGTTATTACTCCTGTTTGTGATAATCCTTTATTAACAATTGTTCCTTGTTTCTTATAGACCAATCTAACCCAAGCGTGTCGGCAGTTATATGATCCTCTAAATAAAAATATGTTATAAGAACCAAATTCAGGATTAGATAGTTGTTCAATATCTTCAATTCTATACACTCTGTTCTTGGACATCATGTCAGCACAGAACTTTCTATTATCATCGTCTCTTGGACCTACATACTTATATCTTACTCTAATTTCTTCTGTATCCAATTGTGAATCAGCATTTGGATTTGAGAACTTTTGTTGTTGCATTGAATATACCATAGTAGGTGTCATCTTCTCAACTCTAACAATTTCCCAACCTTCACTGATTAACTCTCCATACTTCTCACCCAACTCATCTAACTTGGGATTATGATTACAGAAGTCATCTTCAACAATTGTATAAGGATTCAATACCTCTTCATCAAACTCTTGTTTAACACCACAACCACATCCGTGTTGTTCTACTTCTTGTGATTCTGAATTAAATGCTAACCATGTTTCATCGTGAGCTGGTCTTGAAACTAATGATATAGCCTCAATCCCTGCCTCTTCATATTCATCGTCAATAAATAATTCAATGATTTTAGTGTGATCCATTACCTGTAAATATTTGTTTTATTGAATTATGCCATTTTATATCAAAGATCTTTGACGGACAACTCTATCAAATTGTTGTTGATTAGATATCTCCTGACCTGTAACATAAGTTTTGATTGGTGTTTCTTGTAGGGTTCTCGCAATTGTCTCACCAAGTGTATCCCTACTTTCAGTTAAGTTTGAACCTGGTGCTCCAAGTCCTGCTGATGAGAACTGAGGTAATGAACCATATGAATTGATTGTATCCAACATAGGTCCAAATAACTTTGTTGATCTCGCATTGACAACATATTCACCATTACTTAATTGTGCTGGTATTGAATCTGATTGTGATCCGCCAGGTCCAAGTATCATACCACCCTGTGCTCTCTTAACAGCATTAACCTGTATTGGTGGAGGAGGAGGAGTTGGAGCAGAACCACCTGATCCACCAGTATCTGTTGGAATCTGAACTGCTAAGATCTTTTTAACATTCGCTAAACCTCCCGCAACTGCTGCTGCGGCAGCTATCGCTCCGAGTGCAGGTCCAACAACAGGAATTCCTGCCAACGATCTATAAGCTGCGATTGCAGATGAGTAAGTGTCTATCGTTGTCTTAGCAATTGCGAAAGCTTTACCAGCCTTTGTATCCTCACCAACAATCTTGGATAGATTACCGAACGCATCACCTACTGCGGCAACTGTTTCTTCTTTGGTTTTTCTCTCAAGTAAATCAATGTCTCTACGAGCCTTAGAGATCTTAATAGACCTCGCCAAATACTCTTGTTCACCAATTAGTTTCTTCTTATTTAAATCGTCTAAATCGGTCTGATATTGAGCTTGTGCTGCTCTTTGTCCATCAAAATATTCTTTATCAAATCTTCTGAACTCATCATAATTTACACTTAATGCGTCTACTTGGTTTTGATAAGATAAATCTAATGTGTTAAGAATAGCATCTTGATATTGTTTTATTAAAGAAGCTCTTTCTTGTTCGTTGAGAGTTAAGGTTGTTGTAAGAGCTGTTTGTAGTTCCTCATATATTTTAAGTTGTTCTCTGTAGTTTCCTCTGTTAGCTTCAAGTTCTGTCTGTAATCTTTGTAATGTATCTTTGTTGATTGCCTCATTAGCTAACTTAGCATACTTCTCTCTTAACGCTTGTTTCTCTGATTCAGACAACTCTTCGTTCTGTAATTCAATTGCTAATTTCTGATCGTAGAAACTTTGTAGGGTTTTAAGATCTGTATTCTGTTTGTCTATTTCAAGTTGAGCGGCTGCATCTAACTCTTTTAATCTCCTATCGTTCTTCTTCTTCTCATCAGCATTTAATGCTTCTTCTAATTTTTTCGCATATTCCTGACGAGCTAATTCTTTTTGATTTTCATTATCACCAAGTTCCTTTAATTCAAGAGCTAATCTTTCATCAAGTAACTTTTTAAGATTTTCTCTACTTGTATTTTCAGAATCAATTTCTAATTTGATTGCTGCATCAAGTTCTGACTTACGATTTTTCTCTCTTTCTTTTTGTTGATCTAATTGAAACTCTAATGTATTCTGATTAAGTTCTCTTCTTAAAGCTAATATCTCATCATTATAATTCTGTTCAGCACCTTTAAGTTTCTTGTTAGCAGCTTCCAATAAAGCGATCCTTCTGTTAATTCCATTTTGTGAAATATTAAAAAGTTCTTGTTCTGTTTTACCAGCTATTTTGGCACGAGTAAGTTGTGCTTTTGTTTCAGCCTCAATCGCACTAATCCCTCTCTCAGTTGATTTTCTTACAGCATCTTGTGATTTGGCTAATTTATCATTTGCTCCTGCTGCTTTCTCGGATCCTTCAGCAGCTTTATCAGTTCCTTTATACCAATCCATCAATAAAGAAGCACCTGACGATAATAACGAAATCAATAATCCAATACCTAATGAAACCAATACAGCCTTTAATGCAATTAAAGCCCCTGTCCAAATTCTTGTAGATACTGTTGCAACCCTTTGTGCGACAGTAATTGCTCCCGTTGTTACAGCATTAGCTCTTCCTGCTACGGTATTTCCAACTATCGCACCCGTATTTTGATTTTCAGCTGTTGTTTGAGTTTTAACTGCTGTTGTATTAGCCGCTGTCGCCTTACTGGCATCATTCTGTGCTCCTTTTAACTTTATTAAATTTTGATTTCCAACAAGGATTTGATTATTTAATTTTGCGAGTTCGGTCTTTTGTTGAGCCGTTAAATCACTAAATTTTTTATCAGCAGTTATATTACTTGTTATCGCTTCTTTTCTTGCAGTCAAACCAGCAATATATTCTTCCTGAGCTTTAATTGCTAAGGCATTACCTGATGATTGTTGTGTAATCGCTGTGGTAAGGTTTTTTGTTGCTTCTGTGGATTGAATTGTTGAGGCAACCTGAGCTCCTGCTGCGGCTTCAAATGTTTTACTTGATTCA